TGGTTGTCACCGAAGATGATCAGGTTCCAGTTGATCCGGTTCAGGAGAACCAAAACATCATTACTGGCGAGCCGGTCAAAGCGTTCATCCAACAAAACCATCAGGCTCACATCCAAGTACACATGTCCGCATTGCAAGATCCGAAGATCCAGCAAGTCGTTGGTCAAAGCCCGATGGCCCAAGCCATTCAGGCTGCAATGATGGCTCACATCAATGAACACGTAGCCTTTCAATACCGCATTGAGATTGAGAAGCGCATGGGTATCTCCTTACCCAACGAAGACCAGACCAAAGATGTGCCGCCCGAAATGGCAGATCACATTGCAGTCATGGCGGCTCAAGCATCTCAACAATTGCTTCAGCAAAACCAGCAAGAAGCTCAACAACAACAGGCTCAACAGCAGATGCAAGATCCAATTGTTCAAATGCAACAGCAAGAGCTGCAACTCAAACAACAAGAATTGCAACTCAAACAGCAGAAACAAGCTGCTGACGCAGCCGCCAAAGCTGACCAAATCCGAATTGAAGAAGCCCGGATTGAAGCTCAAAAACAAATCGCAGCGATGCAAGTCGCCGCAAATGCTGCCGCTAAGCGAGATCAACTCGCCAAACAGCAGGAGACTGAAGGAGTTCGCATGGGGATTGATGCCGCGAAACATCGCGCTCAGTTGTCCGTGCAATCGGCGCAACGCCAAGCGCCGCCACAACTTCCAAACAAACCTAAGAAAGGGTAAGTATGGATGCAAACCGTGTTTTAGCGCACGTGCAAAAAGAACTAAAGCAGCTCAGAACGCAACAAGTTGAGTTCGTCAACAGCGGGAGAGCGGCTGATTTTGCCGAGTATCGGTACATCTGCGGGGTGATTCGAGGTCTTGATCAAGCAGATGAGTTCATCAACGACCTTGCGAAAAAAATGGAGTTATCTGATGAGTGAATTTGATGTGGCAGCGGTGGATTTGTCCAACATCTTGAACAAAGATGCTGAGCAAAAAGCCAAACAACTGCCCGAACCCTCTGGGTTCTTTCTGCTCTGCGTTGTGCCGGAGGCAATGGAAGAGTTTGCCGACAGCGAAATTGGCTTGGTCAAGTCAAGTCAATCAATGCAATATGAAGAGCTGCTGTCGCCCGTTCTCTTTGTGGTCAAGCTTGGCCCCGAAGCGTACCAAGACAAAACACGGTTCCCAACTGGGCCGCGCTGTAAGGTCGGTGACTTCGTCATCGTCCGACCCAATTCAGGCACACGCCTGAAGATCCACGGACGCGAATTCCGAATCATCAACGATGACACGGTTGAAGGCGTAGTGGAAGACCCTCGCGGCATTTCGCGTGCATAAGGAGAAAACATGGCAACATACGAAACTGAATTCAAGTTCCCGCATGAACTTGAGGAAGACAAAAACAAAGAGGAAAAATTCGAGGTAGACATCGAAGACGATACCCCCGAAGAAGATCGCGGCAGAAAAGCCGCTCCTCCAATTGACGACCCGTCCGACGAAGAACTTTCCGAGTATGGCAAAGATGTAAAAGAGCGGGTCGGAAAACTCAAGCGCGTCTACCACGACGAACGCCGGGCCAAAGAAAAAGCCGAGCGTGAGCGTTTTGCCGCCGAAGAATTTGCCCGTCAGGTATATGAAGAAAACAAACGCCTGAAAGGCCAGCTCAAATCCGGCAGTGAAGTGTTCATTGAACAGAACAAATCCACCGCACAGATTGAGCTTGATGCCGCCAAGAAACGGTACAAAGATGCATATGAATCCGGTGATTCCGACGCAGTTGTCGATGCTCAGGAGGCTATTGCAAAAGCCACCATGAAGATTGAGCGTGCCAATCAGATGCGCCCAATTGAAGAGGCGGACAACTTTCGTCCTCCGCCCGTAGCCGAGCAAAAACCTAACCTAACCCCCCGCACTCAGCAGTGGGTTCAAGCCAATTCAGAATGGTTTGGGGTCGATGATGAAATGACGATGGCAGCGATGGGGCTTGACAAAAAACTTAAAAGCCAATATGGTGATGCCTACGCGGGTACTGAAGAGTATTTCCGCACCATCGATAAAACGATGCGCAAAAGATTTCCTGAACACTTTGATGTTCAGCGCCATGAGGATGACGATACCTCTTACAAAACGTCAGATCCGGATGAGGAACCACCTCGCCGCGCCGCAAGAAGCTCTGCAATCGTAGCTCCCGCTACGCGCAGCTCACCGCCTGTTCGAGTCAAACTGACAGCATCTCAAGCCGCCATTGCGCGTCGCCTTGGTGTGCCTATAGAAGATTATGCGAAACAGGTTGCAAATATTAAAAGGAGTGCGTAATGGAACAAGTTGATACACCAGTGAAGCAAAACCGCGCACCCCGTGCAGCGGAATCACGTGAAGCTATGGCACGACCCACAATGTGGAAACCGCCTGAAATGCTTCCGTCACCTGATCCTCGTCCCGGCATTACACATCGTTGGATCCGTGTAAGCATGATGGGTACGACCGACGCTCCTAATATTTCTTCTAAGTTCAGGGAAGGTTTTGAGCCTTGCAAGGCTGACGAATACCCCGAGCTGATGATGCATGCAGTTCAAGAAGGCCGATTCAAAGGCAATATTGAACATGGTGGATTGTTGCTTTGCGCAATCCCGACGGAGTTTTTGAAGCAACGTGAAGCGCACTACGCAAACATCAACAAAGCGCAGTCCGATTCTGTTGAAAACAACTATCTCCGTGACAGAGACGCAAGATCAAACATGGCAATGATTGTCGAGAAGCGATCCAAAGTCTCATTCGGTTCTGATTCATAAATTTTCAAGGAGTCCTTAAATGGCAGCTTACCCTTCGGTTCCGGCCCCCTACGGCCTAAAACCGATCAATCTGATCGGTGGTCAGGTATTTGCAGGTTCTACCCGCATGTATCCGATCCAGTACGGTTATGCGACAAACATCGGCTACGGTGACTTTGTCAAAGTAACTACCTACTCAAGTGGCGCAACCCCCGGCGGTTTGCTGGAGCGCGTGTCAATTGGCGCAACCACAAGTTCCAATGCCTTCACCGGCGTGTTCTTGGGCTGCACATACACCAACCCCACCACCAAGCAAAAGACTTTCAGCCAATACTGGCCCGCAAGTACCCTCGCTGGCGATGCAATGGCGTATGTCACTGATGATCCTGATACCGTGTTCAAAGCAGTGGTTTGCTCTTCTGGCACTACCGTTGCTTCTGGCGCAGTTGGTATGTTGGGTCAAAACTTGTCCATGATCAACAACTCTGCAAGCACCACCACTGGTGATTCTGCAAATGCTGTTCTGGCCCCCACCGCTACCCCTGTCACCACGATCCTGCCGGTTCGTTGCGTTGGCTTGGTGTACGAAACTGCTCAATCCTACAGTGCAACTGCAACATCAGCATCCAGTTCAACAACTGTGAACGCTGTTGCTCCCGCAGCTTTGCCCATCGGTACAAGCGTTTCTTACTTGGCATCCAATGGTCAAGTCATTGAGACTGGAATGTTCTTAACATCAGCAGCTTCTACCGGTGCTACCACCCAGACCATCAACCAACAGCCCGTGATTCTTGGCGCAAACGCCAACATCCCGTCCGGTTCAACCATCATCTTCACCGTTTATCCGGAGATTTTGGTCAAGCTGAACGTGTTGAGCCACGGCTATTACAGCAGCGTAACCGCTTAAGGAGTAAACTAAATGGCTATTTCACGCGCACAACTATTGAAGGAACTCCTCCCCGGCTTGAACGCTTTGTTCGGTTTGGAGTACGCACGTTACGGCGAAGAGCACAAAGAAATCTACGAAACAGAGACTTCTGAGCGTTCATTCGAGGAAGAAACCAAGCTGTCTGGCTTCTCAGCCGCACCTGTCAAGAACGAAGGCTCAGCCATCGCTTATGACAATGCTCAAGAGGCATGGACAACTCGCTATAACCACGAAACCATTGCTTTGGGTTTCTCGATTACCGAAGAGGCAATCGAAGACAACTTGTACGACAGCTTGTCTGCTCGCTACACCAAAGGCTTGGCCCGTGCTATGGCTTACACCAAGCAGATCAAAGCTGCTGCTATCCTGAACAACGGTTTCTCTGCTGGCTATGTCGGCGGCGACGGCGTTTCTCTGTTCAGCACTGCTCACCCCTTGGTCAACGGCGGAACCAACTCCAACACCCCATCTACACAAGCTGACCTGAACGAGACTTCTTTGGAAGCCGCCGTTATTCAGATCGCTGCTTGGACTGATGAGCGTGGTCTGTTGATAGCTGCCAAGCCTAAGAAGCTGATTATTCCTCCTGCATTGCAGTTCGTGGCTACTCGCCTGTTGGACACCTCACTCCGTGTTGGTACTAACAACAACGACATCAACGCAATCAAGAATAACGGCTCTATTCCTGAAGGCTACACCATTAACCACTATCTGACAGATACCAATGCTTGGTTCCTGACTACAGATGTGCCAAATGGTTTGAAGCACTTCGTTCGCACCCCGCTGCAAAACAGCATGGATGGTGACTTTGATACCGGCAACGTCCGTTACAAAGCCCGCGAGCGTTACAGCTTCGGTTGGTCTGATCCTCTGGGTGTTTTTGGCTCATCAGGTTCATTCTGATAAGAAGGGGCTTCGGCCCCTTTTTTATTGTTTAAACTCTTGTTGACAGCGTTTAAATCGTGTATATTGACGACATCTGGGTGATTGCTCTTACCGCCACTGCCCCAGCAGACGATGCAACGATTGGTGAGAGTTCTTTTGCATAAGGAGTTCCAACATGGGACGCGCAACATTTGAAGGCCCGATTCTGTCGGGCGACAACCGCTTTGGCCCCCTGCGTAACGTCGGTTATTCCGATTTAGCTCAGGAAACTTCCATTGTTTTAACAAACACCACTTTGGCCACTGCTGGTTATTCCGGCGGCTCAGGTCAGTTTGTTAACGGCAAC